AACTAAAACTAAATCAGGCATCATCTACAATGAAATAATCCGTTCTCAATACATTTGGGGTACGGTTGTTGGAATCGGTGATAAATTAACAGAAGACATTCGTGTTGGTGATCGTGTCCTATGGGATAGAACACAGAATCGTGGACAAGGATATGACGGAAAAGACATGGTTCATCAAGATTGGATTGCCATTGTTGAGCGTTAAAACAGGAGATTATATGAAGATTATTGTGCTTTCGGACGGCGAAACCTTTGACATTTTAGAGAACTGCACGGTGGTTGATGTTCCCGAGGAACACAGCAAAACTACCGAGGACATTGAAGAGTACTTACGAACACAGAGATGAAACGCTTGTTCCGCTATTCGGGCAACAAGGCAAAACTGCTGCCGCTGTATCGACCCATTCCTTACGGGGTGAAGCGAGTGGTGGAGCCGTATCTTGGATCGGGTGCGTTTTCAATCAACGCATCGGTTCCTGCTGTGGGTTACGAACTCAATGGCGATCTATGTGCTATGTGGAATTGGTTGAAAACTGCAACTCCACAGGACTTGCAAGACCTGAATGCACTTGTTGAGGGTTGGAAGCAACGCACGGAAAAGCCTGATGTGCGGGACATGGCACTCGATCTTGGACGGCAGACCTATGTGCGTGTAAACTGCTGCTCCGTGGTGGTTGGGCAGTTGAGTTCATGGAAGGTGTATCCACAGCATTCCCTTCCCGTTGCAGAAACCGTAAAGTGCCTGACCCGACTGAAGGACATCACGGTGATCCACGGACGCGGTGAATCCCATGTGGCACAGGACGATGATCTGCTGTTTGTTGATCCGCCGTATGTTGGGACAACAGGCAACTATATGGAGAAGGGCGGCAAGAACATTGAAGACGCATACAAGCCGCAGGACACGATTGATCTATTAAATCGCGTGTCATGTCCCGTGATATTTACATACGGATCAAATGCTCGTGAAATATTTCCTCAGTTCACATGGGAACTGATAAAAACCGTCAAGGTTCCTAACATGAGAAAAGGTGGAACTATTGACAGAAACGAATTGGTCGCGTATATTAACTTCCCTGAAGGACTATTTGTTTGAGCGTTAATCGCCAACTCCATAATCAAGACCTAATGGACTTCTACACTTCTGTTGACATTCGTGGTGGAAACATCCTGTACCGTGGATGGAGGAACGGGCAGCGACAGCACATCCGTGTGCCGTTCTCCCCCACTCTGTACATTCCTGCAAAGGAAATGGGAGAGTTCACCACCGTCAACGGCAAACCTGTACAACCAATTCAATTTGACACTATTGGAGAAGCACGAGAGTTTATTGACCGCTTCAAGGACGTGTCCAACTACGATGTATACGGCAACACCAATTTCGTGTATCAGTATTTGTACAAGGAGTTTCCCACTGAAGTAGACTACGACTTCAGCAGTCTCCGCATAGCAAACTTGGATATTGAAACATCGTGTGATGGAGGTTTCCCTACACCATCCTCTCCCACGGAGCGGGTTATTGCCCTAACTATTTCAATAGGTAGCAGTACCTATGTGCTAGGTTTAGGAGACTTTCATATTGAGGGAGATGGAGTTACCTGTATTTCGTACACCGATGAACGGGAACTACTACAGGGATTTGTGTCCTTGTGGAAACAAATTGATCCTGACATCGTGACAGGGTGGAACATTCGCTTTTTTGATATTCCGTACCTTGTGGCGCGGATGAATCACCTTGAAGACGGATGGGCAAACTCCCTCTCCCCTTGGGGAAAACTGCGGGAAACCACAGTAAATCGTATGGGACGGGATCAGACCGCGTATGTGATCAGCGGTGTGTCTACACTTGACTACTTTGAACTGTATCAGACATTCACCTATGTAAAGCAGGAGTCTTACTCTCTGAACCACATTTCCAAAGTGGAGTTGGACGAAGAAAAACTATCGTACACAGAATACGAAACCATTCAGGAGTTCTACACACAGAACTTTCAGAAGTTCATGGAGTACAACTTGCAAGATGTGCGACTTGTTGACCGCTTGGAAGCCAAACTGAAACTCATGGAACTCGCGGTTGCTCTCGCGTATTCAGCACGTGTAAACTTTGAGGATGTGTTTTCCCAAGTTCGCACATGGGATGCCATTATTCACCACCACCTAATGAGCAAGGGCGTGGTAATCCCACAGAAAACCAATCACAAGAAGGACGATCAGTACGCGGGTGCGTATGTGAAAGACCCTATTGTGGGCAAGCACGATTGGGTGGTGAGTTTTGACTTGAACTCTCTGTATCCCCATCTCATCATGCAGTACAACATTTCACCCGAAACCAAGAACACTAATCCTGTGTGGCGGCGAAACTCCATCACTCCAGATTCTCTGTTGTGCCGCAATCGTGGGGAAACAGTAAAGACTTTTATTGATCCTGCGGAATATCTGACCCAAGCAAAGACCGCGAATGTGTCTGTTGCTGCAAACGGTGTGGCGTTCAGCCGTGACCGCCAAGGATTCCTGCCGGAACTCATGGAAAAGATGTACGCAGAACGCAAGCACTACAAGGGACTGATGATTGCCGCGCAAAAGAGATTGGTGGGTTTGGACAAGAACGCACCCACAGAAGAAAGGCGGCGTATTGAATACGAAATTTCCAAGTACCACAACTTTCAGTTGGTGCGGAAGATTCAGTTGAATTCCGCATACGGCGCAATAGGCAATCAGTATTTTCGTTTCTTTGATGTTGAACTTGCGGAAGCAATCACATTGTCGGGGCAGTTGAGTATTCAATGGATCGGTGAAGCACTGAACCGCTTCTTAAACAAAGCCCTGAAGACAGAAGGTGAGGACTATGTGATTGCATCCGACACCGACTCTGTGTATCTACGACTTGGTAGGGTGGCAGAGCAGTGCAAGAACACGGACAAGGGCAAGCGCATAGACTTCCTGAACGATTTTTGTGAGCGTGTGTTGCAACCGTTCATTAACAAAGAGTTCGACAAACTTGCTGTGCTACTAAACGCTTACGAAAACCGAATGGTGATGGGGCGAGAGATAATTGCAGAAAAAGGGGTGTGGACTGCGAAGAAACGATATATGTTGTCCGTGTGGGATGCAGAAGGGGTTCGCTACTCTACACCCAAACTAAAAATTATGGGCATTGAAACTGCTCGATCTTCCACTCCTGCGTATGTTAGAGACAAATTAAAAAGCGCAGTGAAAATTGTGCTTACAGGAACAGAACAAGAACTACAGGAGTTTGTGGTGCAGATCGAACAGGAGTTTATGAATTTGCCCGTGGAGGAGATTGCGTTTCCCCGTTCCGTTTCTGGTATGGACAAATACACGTCCACGGAAACAATATTTCGCAAAGCAACACCTATAGCAGTCAAAGCCGCACTTATTCATAACCACTTGCTGAAGACACATAAATTGACCCGCAAATATCGTGCAATTGGAGAGGGTGAGAAAATGAAGTTTGTGTATTTAAACATTCCCAATCCTATACACCAAACAATAATTGGATTCACAAATACTTTACCAAAAGAGTTTGGTGTACACAAGTATGTGGATTTCAAAATACATTTCCAAAAATCTTTTATAGAACCACTCCGTTCAGTTACAGATGCAATGGGATGGAATCTAGAAAAAACAAATAGTCTAGAATCACTATTTTCTTGACTTGTCACCTACATACAGTACACCCCTAACCAAAGGATTTATTATGTCTACGAAGATTGTGAAGGTTCAAACCGGCGAAGAACTCATTGCAAACGTCACTGAAAATTTTGAGGGCGACAAGACTGTTTCGTATACCTTAAAAAATCCGTGTATGGTTGTTCCTATGCCAACAAAAGGCGGAGGCGCAAGCATTGCTGTTGTACCGTGGATGGCATCAGTGAAAGAACAGAAGATGACTGTGCCTGCATCGTATGTAATGTTTACAGCAGATCCTGCTGTTGATCTTGCAAATGAATTTAATACTGCATTCGGATCAGGACTTGTTGTTCCAAAATCAGACGTTGCTGTGCCTAATCTGAAACTAACTGTTTAATGGTTAATATATTAGATTACAAGTATCTGCTCGGTATTCTGACCGACAGAAAATATTGGCTTATCAATGAAATGAAGCGGTGTGTTGTTGACAAGAAAATACCTCTTGCTACAATACGAAGATACGAAAGTGAATTAAACACTGTAGAAGAACAGATAAAGCAAATAACGAAGGAGATTGAGTGATAAAACTTAAGGACATTTTAAAAGCAACTGGCAACAAGTACGCAACTGTAGCATCTGATGGTTTGGAAGGCAGTGATGTAAAAGGATTCATCTCTACAGGATCGTATTCATTTAACGCTCTTTTGAGCGGGTCAATCTACGGTGGCATTCCAGACAACAAAATCGTGGCTCTTGCAGGAGAGCAAGCTACAGGAAAGACTTATTTTGCTCTGAATGTGGTTCGTGAATTCCTAAATTCCGACCCCAAAGCAGTGGTTCTGTATTTTGATACAGAGCAAGCAATTACCTCTGATCTTCTGAATGATCGTGGAATTGACACTAATCGCGTTGCTGTTCTACCTGTTGCTACAGTAGAAGAGTTTCGTCACCAATGTGTCTTGTCTGTGGACAAGTACCTTGAAGAGGACAAGGATTCACGTCCCCGTATGATGATTGTGTTGGATTCACTTGGAATGTTGTCCACAGAGAAAGAGATGAACGATACGGCAGAAGGCAAAACCACCCGTGACATGACTCGCGCACAGGTCACGAAGGCAGCGTTCCGAGTGCTGACCATCAAGTTGGGCCATGCACGGATTCCCCTTCTAATGACAAACCATACCTACGATGTAGTGGGTGCGTATGTGCCAACAAAGGAAATGGGTGGTGGTGGAGGTCTAAAGTACGCTGCGTCCACCATTATCTACTTGTCCAAGAAAAAGGATAGAGTGGACGGCGAGGTGGTGGGTAATATCATTCACTGCAAGACATACAAGAGTCGTCTTACGAAGCAGGACAAGACGGTGGATGTCCAGTTGAACTTTGAGACAGGATTAAACAAGTACTACGGACTATTGGATATTGCTGTAAAGCACGGTATCTTTAAGAAGGTGTCTACAAAAATTGAATTGCCAACAGGCAAGACTGTGTTTGAGTCACAGATTAACCGATATCCTGAAAAATACTTTACTCCTGATGTGCTGACTGCACTTGAAACAGTCGTGAAGAAAGAGTTCTGCTACGGCAAAGACGATTTACAAATCGCTACAGACGAGTTGGCAGAATCGGATGAATAAATTGGCATACCACAGTGAGTCAAATAGAAAATACCATTCTTGCGGGACTGCTGAACGATCCTAATTTCTGCAAAAAAACAATTCCGTTCTTGCAGGAGGAGTATTTTCTTGATCGCGTAGACAAGGAAGTTTTTCGTGCAGTCAAGGAGTTTGTTAACAAGTACAAGGGTGTTCCTACAAAAGAAGCACTCCTAATATTCCTTCAAAACAACAGGGGACTGACGGAAGACGAATTCTCCAAGTGCAAAACACTTCTTGGGGAGATGGCAAAGACTCCCAAGCAAGACACTGAGTGGTTGTGCGACACCACCGAGAAGTTCTGCAAGGATAAAGCAATATACAATGCCATCTTGCAATCTATTCAAATTATTGACGGCAAGGACAAGGTACACACACCCCACGCTTTACCGGAGATTCTGTCCAAGGCTCTTGCGGTTTCGTTTGACACGAATATTGGACACGACTTCTTGGAGGACTACGAGGAGCGGTACGAGTTCTACCACAGGGCGGAAAAGAAAATCCCATTTGACTTGGAAATGTTCAATGTCATCACGAAGGGGGGAATCTCTCCAAAAACCCTGAACATTATTATGGCAGGCACAGGAGTAGGTAAGAGTTTGTTCATGTGTCATCACGCAGCTGCGTGTCTAATGCAGAACAAGAACGTGCTGTATATTACCCTTGAAATGGCAGAAGAGAGAATTGCAGAGCGTATTGACGCAAACATCATGGACATCACAATGGACGAGTTGCAGGACTTGTCTATTGACCTGTACGAAAAGAGATTTCAGTCAAGCACTCGTGGTGTAAGTGGCAAACTCATAGTGAAGGAGTACCCCACCTCATACGCAAATGTAAACCACTTCCGTGTTTTGCTTGACGAATTGCGGTTGAAAAAGCAGTTTATCCCTGATATTATTTTTGTGGACTACATCAATATCTGCTCGTCCGCACGATTCAAGCACGGAAACAACATTAGTTCATACGGTTACATCAAGGCTATTGCAGAGGAGTTGCGTGGACTTGCAATGGAGCGGGATGTACCCATTGTGAGCGCAACACAGGTGAACCGTTCAGGGTTTTCATCCACAGACGTTGACCTGACAGACACTTCTGAATCGTTTGGTTTGCCCCACACCGCAGATCTAATGTTGGCACTCATAACCACCGATGAATTAGAAAAAGCAGGGCAGATCATGGTGAAGCAGTTAAAGAATCGGTATAACGATAAGACTGCAAACAAAAAGTTTATTGTGGGTTTGAACCACTCAAAAATGAAGTTCTACGACATTGACAGCGAATTGTCTGAAGACCTTATGGACTCAAATATTCAAAAAGGTGAATCAGACGGATTTGGTTCAGGATACGGAGCAAAAGACTTCAAATCAAAATTTGGGAGTAGCAGGGACAAGGACACATCAAACTGGAATATGTAAATGCTGTTGACT